CCTGTAAGCTTGTGAGGCATACGGATAGGAGTCCATAACTCAAAAGGAATCTCATCAACTTCTTCAATATCTAATACTGTGTTGCCAATCTTACAAACTTTAAGTAACTCATCAAATCCGTCTTCGTTACGATCTACGCGAATGTAAATCTCATGCAGGTCATAAGTGTTTGCAATTTGGTTTTCGTCACCATCGTAATCATCTGTATCGAAGTTACGAGCAATACGCTCAGGCGAGTCATATTCATTGTAGCCAGAAGAGGTTGACGCTTTGTCAATCTTCGACTCGCTAAAACCCATTTCTAACAGGTCGCTTTTAGACTTTTGACTACGCTGACGAACAAATCGAGCCTCTTTTACTGTAGTGGCGTTGCGATCAATACCAAACTCTTCAGGTGGAACAACTTCTACACGAGTAGAGCTCTTAGTTACTGTATGTAGCATTTTCCCAGAGTAAGTTATCTCTCCAGTAATCTCGTCTAAGTATTCCTCGAACTCAGTGATTTCCACTTCTGGATCAGCATCAAGTAACATGAATGACTCTTCAGATATGTCATCAAAGTCGTGAGTGGTTGTAGAGTCTTCCATAGCTCGCCAGCGCTTAATAACACCTTGACGCTGTAGTAAACCATCGATAAGGCTATCCATAATATTGCTGAAGCCATCGTTTTGGCGATAAAATACATAGCGAATGTAGTCAGTAGCTTGCTGTGCTGCTTCAACATCCTCTGGACCTTCTGGTTCAAATCGTACAGTCTCATCATCAGCTACAAATAACTCCGCTATATCTGCTTTAATATTCTCAACGGTCTGGTAGACCTCTCGTGTAACAATACTTGAGTAGCCATCCCTTTCGTTGCCGTAAGACTCACCAAGATAGTAATCAAGTAAATCAGCACGAGTTTGCGCTGCATCGCTATCCATGTGATCAGAAACATTATCTTCATAGGAATTTATAGTGCTCAGTAAATCTTTGTTTGTGATCATTATGTGACCCAGTTGTAATTGCTNTTAGATTCCTTAGNTTCCCAAGGACGCTTTCTTTTTGATTCATCTTTACTTGGCTGTGACCATCGCTGGCTTTGAAATGCGTATCTAGTTGCTGACATTAAATCGTCTGCTTTATCAACAATCTTACCGTTCTCGCCAAAGTGATATGAGCCATACTCTTGCTGCCAATACTGACAACTTTGAAATACTTTAAATAACCCTTTCTCCATTGCTTGCGAGATAGCAGTAATACCTGGGGCTATCTTTATATCACCTTTAGATTGTGATAAGTCTGGTGGATTAGTAAAATGCTCAGGCAAGAAGTTTACACCTTCCTGTCTGTACTGCACCGCCATTGAATCACCACCATCAAATGTTCTGTTGCCATCGTGCGGCCAAGCTATAGGTGGCTGAACTGCTCTAGATTTGATCGCTATAGCGTGTTGCGTTGCTGTTTGACGAGATTCTCTGTACTCGTCTGTAATGTAAAAGCAGCCATTCTCTGGGTTTATTGCACCCCAAACAATAGCTGTAGGGTGATCAAACCCAAAATCGATTCCACAGATTCTATTCCAGTGAGCAGGTATTGTAAAATCTTCGACCACAAGTTTATCGAGAGTGTATGGAAATACCATACCCCTACCAAATACCGGCTGGCCTCTGGTTCTCATCTCCCGCTCATTAGGGAGGTACTGGGCTAGAATCTGCTCTTTTGCATCTTCATCTAAGTGAGGAGCCTCATCCCAACCCGCTTGTACTAGAAACTGACCTTTCTTCCTATCATTCATAAACTGCTGGATAACTGGAGTCATTCCACTCTCTGGGGTAAACGTCATCATAACGAAACCCTTTTTATCCAGCGTTCGAGTCAAACACTGTGTATATATGTTCTGTGCTGGCTGCTCATCTAGCCAGATCCAGTCAAGCGAAGAACCCATGAACTTCTCTTCACCCATCTCGTATGACTTAAACGAGATTCACTGACTCACCTATATGTACGCCAAAAGCATTGTGGAACTTAACTACAATACTCTCTACTGCATTAGGTATCTGTGGTTTTCTAACTACATCAACTACGCAGTCTCTAGGTATCGCCCCAGAGCCACGCATCAATAAGTTTACAGGATCACCTAGCAATTCTTTTTGCAAGATGTCCCGTGTTGTTACTGTACTAGCACCCGCTGCCCATGCGTTGATAGGCTTGGTAAATCGTTTACCTTTCCACCAGTCTGGGTATTTGCCCGTCAAGTGACAAGCGGTAATTCTAGCTCCGGTATAAGTCTTACCGACCCTGTTACCCGCCATTGCCAAACACTGATTGTTCTCCTCTGTAGCATTAGACAGTAGTTCCTGCCAGCCATAGGGAGTCCATTGTCCTATTTGATTAAATAGAATCCTCTCTTCTTTCTCCTTCATTAATCGAAGAAGCTTCTCTTTCTCAGCCTTGCTTAAGTTGTTTGACATTAGCAGATGATTCAATCAGTTCCGATAGTTGTTCATCAAGTTCTGCATCAGAAAGGTCTGATACGGTTTGTGTAACATTTAGTTCTTTAGGCTTATCATGGCCTGTTCTGTGCAGAATATCTTGAGCCGCTTTTAAACGGATCTCTGGTCGATTATCTGGATCAACCATAATATCTTCTATAATCTTAGTNGCNAAAGAGGCAACCTGGTTTTCTTCAACCAGATCATCTCTTCGCTCTTTGATTATATCTTTTAGGTCTTTGTATAAGCGATAGGCGTTACCGTTGTCAGGCGCATAGCCCGCAAGACGGAAAGCATCCATTACAGTCATCTTTGTTGGATCTCGGCCTTCGTGATAACCACGAGCCATAAGATCAACAAACTTGTCCTGCTGCTTGGTTAGTTTTCTTTTCTTTTGTCGTTTAATCATCAATCGAAGTATACAGTCTTTGCTGGGCTAACGGTAGATCGACTTACTCTAAATGTACTTGCCCCAGCACCTGTTGCTGTAACTGTCCCTGCTTGGTTGCCAGAGTTTGCTAGAGTGCCTACTTTAGTATAAGTGGTATCATTATTTCTTATCTCTAAAGTTAAAGACTCATTAGAGCCTAATGCTGGCTCGCAGTAAAATAACCGTGAAGTCCCTGAATCTAAAGTGAAGTTAGCCCCTGTGGCTTCTTGTGTTGATAATGCTATATATGGTGTTGACATTGTTTTTTCCTTATGATTCTGTGTTATGTGAAATTACTGATCGTGAGATAACTGATTTTGATGATTGACGTTCTGGAACTGTTAGGCTCATCCCCATTTTATCGCCTTCAACAGCAACAGGCCCTCTTTCTGACAATGGCCCCTTAGCTGTAAACCATTCCAATCTACTAAAACCGGGCTGAAAGCTTGCCGCAGAATTTGACCATGTAGCAGCGCCATTATCAATCCATTCTTCTTTAAAAGGATAACCAACACCGTTAATGTAAACAGTAGCATTGTCGCCATAGGGCCAAGAATCAAGATCGCCTTCAACCCATATAGCCATATTGGCTTCCCTTAAAAATCCGCTAGGGTCTGGTGTGGAAACTAAAGCGTGTAGATCAGGTATATCTGGATTGAATTGTGAAAAAGCAAACTCAACACCGGCGCTATTGTAAAGAGCGGCATATGCAGCACCTTGCAATGCTACAACTTGGGTAAGCGCATCGCTAAAAAAGCCTAAACCAACTAATGGGTTGGTTGTTTCTATTGCGCCCAAAGTTAATACAGTGCTAGTCCCTGAGCCTGTCGTATTTGCTTGTGTTGCAACTTCATTGCTTCCCCATCCAAGACCGCCGCTGTGCCATTCAAAAGTTGTAATGCCGCCAGTACCATTGACACCTGTGACGTGGACTTTGATTCCTGATCCAACCCTGTCGCCGTTAAATGTAACAATATCGCCTATTTGGTGGTCAACTCCCGCTGTTGTAATTGCTGGAAAGTTTCCTTGATAACCAAACATTGTGTAAGAGGGTGCCGCTATTAATTCAAATTTTACGTTATTCATATCTTCTTCCTGAGCTTGCTCGTAATAAGGTTGCAGTAGTCCATCTCCCCAAACTGAAGCGGAACTTTCTATATCTATATTTGTAAACATGTGGGCCGCAGCCACTGTATGCCCTCTTAGTATTTCAGCCAACATCTGATCATAGGTCGATACCGCCTCCGCGTAAGGCTCATGCAAAGAAGCTACTGAAGCACTTGCACCATTTCCTAACTCCCAAATGCCACCTCTGTGACCGTGACTTGTTGAGTTGAATCTTATACCGCCAGGCTTGCACCTGAATGCGTTCATTATTGATCCGTCATAACTGCTATTAAAGTTTCTTGTTTGTTCATAGACTATATCAGCCTCGATAGGAAAAGTTGTTCCAGTGCTTTTAGCTCTATAAGCCATGCCAGGCCCTATAGCTCCGTTACCATCCCACTGTTCCATCCAAACAGAATCAAGATACACGTTAGTAGCATCATTCGCTTGCGGTGTAACTTGGATCTCACCAATATAATCTATAGCTCCATTAGCTGGAGGATTTAATCCTTGCCACTCATATTTTGTTAATCCAGTATTACCAATTACCGTTCCTGGAACGTTTGTTAGCTCAGAAATAACTTTAGGCTTATTAGTAGCTCCAAAAAAGCTTTTTTTATACCCTAGGCTTTCCCATAAATGACTTAAATAAACAGTGCTATTCGGTGATCTAAGTCTACTGGTTGTGTAAAAAGCATTTGTTAATAAAACTTTTTCTTCTTTATTTCTTGCAGTAGGCATAGCGGCAGCTTTAGAATTCTGAACCATTTGCCTGATTATTGTGGTAGTAGGTAGAAAAGGTTTTTGACCATAAGGATAATATCCTATTCTCCAGCATGGCATTCTGAGAGTTCTGCTTTGGTAAGGTTTAGCGATATTGCTCCAGGAAATCTCACTAGGCTCATATTGATCAAAATGCAAACCTGGAACAGAAAGTCCAGTTTCCCATCCACCACCACCCTTAAAATCTTGCGTATCGATATTACCTATACTTGCCCTAAAAGATCCTGTTTGGTATCCAGTACCCATCGCATTTGGTCCGGTCGATTGACCAGCATCAAGATTTGGTGAGAAGTGGAAGTTATTTATTGTTGTATTTCTTGTAGCATATTCTGAGACCCTATTAAAATAAACCTCATTAGCAGGCATTATTTCACTTTCTAAGCCTGACGCATTTTTTTGCTCTAACTTAGCTTTTATTGTTTTAAGACTGCCTAAACAGTTTGATAGATCAACAAGAGATCCGGATAAAGATCCTCCAGACATACCGGTGGGAGACAATGGGCCGCAACAAACTTGCTCTATTTCATTATCTATAACCTGGTTATAAACATCTAAACCCCAACTTGTCCACCATCGGTTATCTGTATTAGCCGCTATAGAAAAATCTATACCAACTTTAATGTGATTGGTTATTCCGTATTCATCGAAATAAGCGTCTATTAACGGCTCGTCATATATTCCGTAAACAGCAGCAGTATTGTAAACACAAAGTATTTTATCTCTGCTTGCTTGCTTTCTTAATTTTTTATTAAATGTATCAAGAACATCGTAAGGCGGATTTATACCTGTAGCCGGCGGAGTGTTTGAAGTGTCTAGAACAAGGTTTGTTACATTGACCGGCGCTTCGCCTTGGGCATTTACAAAATCTGTTGTTTGAAAATTTGTTGTTAGTGAGCTTACTAAATTTGGATTTGTTGGGGCGTATATTGGTAGAGATCTATTATAAGAATCTTTTGTGGCTGTTGCACTTATAAAAGTTATTGTGTCAAAACCCTGATAAAAAGTATCAACCCGTTGTACAAAATAAACAACATTAGAATAATCTGAAGGCGTCTCTATATAAGGATAATTAGCAAATGTATCTTTCCCATACATGATCTGGTCATACTTTAAAGTTATATAAAGACCGTCATCGCTTATAGTAAAACTTTCTATTTGTGGTTGTGCCATAACTTACTCTATTGACCTCTCAGTAATTTTAATATTTCAGCCTGATTAGCCTTTATTTCTTCTCTTGATGCCGCTGCATTAATTGAGTCTTGCTTCAATAAAGCCACATCAGTCTTTAGTGTGTGCACATCATCCCTCATTGCTTCTGCAACAATTTGACCCTCTTTGATCGCTGTAGTGTTATTTTCAACCTGACCTTTGACATCCGTCCAAGCCATTAACGCTAATGAAAAAGTTAGAATTATTGTTATTACATTCGCTGGTGTGAACTTCGTGTCAATCTGCATACTACTTCCTTGCTACACCCTTAGATTTCTCATAGCTACGCATACCGCCAAGTCCAAGCATTCCTAGCAAGACTGGCAGCATAGTTTCTAAATCTATTAACGGGATGATATGTTAGATGAGGCCAACGCTAAAGCAAAGTTAGTCATTGGAATGATTAAGAAGTTAGCCGCCATACCTAAACAGCAGGTCCAGCCTACCGCAGGTCGCCAGCCGCTAACGAATAATGAGTTGTGTTGTGCTTCTGTCTTGTTGATTTCTAGCTGTGCTTTAATCTGCTCATGCGCGTTCTTTTCCGCCATAGTGGCGATCTCATGCGTAAGCTTTCTACGCAAGTCAGAGTCGGGGATAGCCTTCTCTAGTAACGATGATATAGGGCCGATTAGAGCTTGTAGCATTAAAGGTCTCTTTTATACTTTAGGCTAACATCGCCAGACTTGTTAATTCCTGCTTTTACTTTAGACTTTTTGGATGGCTTAAATTGACCTGTTATTCCTGACCCGCCAATCTTAACCTTTCCTGTTTTGCCTACGTCCTTAGACAGCCCTTTGTTGCGTAATATTTCAGCAAGAAGCCCAGTGTCTTTCATGGGCATATTCTGAGCCATCATACCTTCCGCTGGATCTCGATACGTCAGACGTAACAGTGTNCCAATCTGCTCTTCTGAAAGGCCGGCAAACGGAGATGAGGATTCTGCCATTTTTTTAAAGTCCATTACCACTTAACCTTGTCGGTCCAGAAAAAGGCCAACGCACATGGCGATGGCCCAACTCCTTCAGCCTTGGGCTGATGAGATGTGTGTATTCTCGACTGATCTAGCATTGCTTGTAGAGTTGACACTACCTATTCCTATCTGCGAGCGAATGCGAGCAGCGCGCCGTTGTTTTTTTAATGCCTCCCCCTAGCGAACGCTAGAGAGAAGCAGTCGGCCTGAGAGAGGGGTAGCCGACCACCGTAGTATAGGGGCTAAAATCGGAGCTGTAAAATATCTAGCAAAAAAGATGCAAAATAGCAGTAAAATATGCTAAAAAGGTGACAATTTAGATGCAGGTTACGAAAGGTTAATGTATACTTGTCCGGTACACGAATATCGTACTCGGTCTTGAAGGATATGTCCGGCGAAAGCCTCCCTCACCGCTCAAGACTTAAAGCGCAAAAAGATACCTCATGGCGCACCTGAGTTCTAAAGACTGAACAGGAGGTGGAGCACACGCTAGTGTAAGGCAGTCGAATCTACTTAAAGCGTTAATGGTAGATTGCTCAAAGTCCTAAATGCGACTAAGGGTAAAAGGAACCAAGTTTAGATCTGTTATAGGTCTTTACTGGGGTTCTTTTGCTCTTCAGAACCTAATACTACCTTGCACTTCTGCACCTAGTTACGTCTATTCCTTTCTAAATCAGTTACTTACCTACAAATTCCTACATACCTAGTCCCATATCTGGTACTACTAAGACCTAAATT